GATTTTTAACATGGAAAAGAAAAAGAAATATAATCAAGCATCACTTTTATTACATGCTATTGTTGATAATTTGGATAATAGTCACTTTATGTATGATAAAGAAAAGGGTCGTTTAGAATTCAATGTTGGAAAAGTTGCTAGAAAATCTAATTTTTCCCATATTGACTTTATCATTATCAAATCAAATAAAGAGAGTGTTAGACCTGCAAAGAGAAATAATACAGAAAGATTTGCAGTCGTGGTTACCACACCAGAGTTTCCCAAAATAGAAAATGTTGATTCATTTTTAGAATCATCAAATCGCAGTGTCGATATTATTGATTCTCTTGCGGAAATATTGAAGGTTATGCCAGAATCTTCGAATGAAGGTTCAAAAACAGACTATGAAAAAGAAAAAAATTTTAACTCTAGAGAAGTTTTTGAAGATGTCTATCAAAAAGCTGTTAGAAAAATGATGGAAAGATTAGAACAGTTTAAAAAATCAGAAGAATATTTTGAAGATAAAATTGAAAATTCTGGTATTGCATCCAGAAAAGCAACTTATAAAATGGCTCTGCAAAAAGTTAAGAGAGAAATGATTGGTGATACTGCTTCACAATTTAAGTCCATATTCATGAAAGTTTTAGATGAAATTGCTCCAGAATTTAAGGAAAATTTAAATTCAGAAAATAGAAAAAGATTGAACTCTAGAATAGAACAATTTTATTCCGAAATTGCATGATTGTTTTGTTTAATATATAATACTTCCTTATCTTATTAAGAGTTTTTTAAACATGACAATTAAATGTAAAATTTGTAAAAAAGAATTTAAAAGTTTAATAACAAACTCACATCTTAAGAAGCATGGTATAACCACTGCTGAATATAAAGAAAAATATGGACCTCTATCTTCTAAAGAATATAGAAAAAAGAGGTCCGATCAATACAAGGGTGAAAAAAATCCCATGTTCGGTAGATCACATTCTAATGAAACCGTTGAAAAAATTTCTACCAAAAGAAAGGGAAAGAAAGGTAGAACGGGAAAGTATTCTGAAAAAGCACTAAAAAACATAAAAGAAGGCGTGAAAAAACGTGAAGCAAAATATATAAATGGTGAATTAAAACGGCGCTCAGGACATGAACTTTCTCAAAATACTAAAAGTAAAATAAGTAATTCTGTTTCAAACTATGCCAAAAACAATAAAGAAGAATTAACGGAACGTGGGAAAACAGCACATCAATCTGCTTTAGAATCCAATAAATGGAAAGCTCCCATGTTACGACTTAAAGAAAGTAACCCTGAAAAATATAATAAAGTAATTGAAAATTCTAGAGAGTCTATTAAATTTGCAAACGAACAGCGTTCGCAAAAGTTAAAAGAAAAAATAATTGAACGCATTTCTGAATACAATCTTATTTTACAAAGTGAAGAAAGATCAGATCAATCTGGTTTATGGTTTTTTAATCTTTTATGTAAAAACTGCAATACCTCATTTAGTTTCACTAGACAATATTTTACTGATTCTAAGTGTACAAATAAGATTTGTCCTACTTGCTACCCCAGAAAAATGAAAACAAGTGTAGGAGAAAAAGAAATTATCGATTTTGTTAAAACACTATCTAACAATGTTATAACCAATGACAGAACTGTTCTTGATAATAATCGTGAATTAGACATATATTGTCCTGAAGAAAAAATAGCCATTGAATTTAATGGTTTATATTGGCATTCTGAGAGTGTTTTGGTTGACAATGGAAAGGATAAATTATCTGATTTTTTAAAGCATCGAGAACTTTCCAAAAAGGGGATTCAATTAATAACAATTTTTGAGGATGAATGGCACAATTCTCAACATATTGTAAAAAGTATTTTATCTAATAAGTTTAATAAACAAAATAATAAAATTTATGCTAGAACTTGTAATATACAAAACATAGATATTGAAACTGCAAGACAATTTTTAAATGATAATCATTTACAGGGTTATAATAAATGTAAAATTCGTTTAGGTCTTTATCATAATAATGAATTGGTTTCTATGATGACATTTTCGAAACATAATATTTCTAGAAAAAATGATAGTTGGGAAATTGATCGGTACGCAACCAAGCAGAATTTATTAGTAGTAGGTGGAGCGAGTAAATTATTTTCAGCATTTATTAAAGAATGGCAACCTGATTTTGTCATATCATATGCTGATCAACGGTGGTCTAGGGGCAAATTATATAAATCTTTGGGATTCGAAAAAGAGCATGATACTCACCCAAATTACTGGTATTTTCGCCCCAATGAAATGAAAAGAATTCATCGTTTTACTCTTAGAAAAAATGATGATGATGATCAAACATTAACTGAATATGAGAATCGTAAATTGCAAGGTTATTATAGAATTTGGGACTGTGGTAGTTCAAAATGGAAATGGCAAAATTAAATAAAGCCCCGGAGTCCGGGGCTTTATTTTTACTTTATTATTTACCTTATGATTCAGGCAAATTTTCTATTGAACCAAAATCATTGACATCAGCACCTTGAAGAACAACTCTTATCGGTGCATAAATAAATTCTACCGCTAGAGTTGGTTTAACAGCAATGTCAATCCATAGTTCTTTTCTCTGCACTCTATCGGGAGTATTATTAGTCTCATCACATAGAGTAGCAAAGTCTTGTAATGCTCTTGTATTCAATAAGCCGTTCAAGAACCCATCAACTGTGGCTTTGACCTGATCTCTTGTGATTTGATCGTTAGGCTCAAACAGATATGGGAACACGCCTCTTCTGATTTCACGTTTCAAGTATCTTAAGAGTCTTTCAACGTTAATTGACTCTCTTGAAGATACTGCTGGAGCAGATGTTTTTTGACCCATTACAAGAATACCTCTTCCAGAAATTCTAGAAATTGGATTAATATTTTTTGGAAACTCATAGAGAGAATCTCGCTTACCAACGTCTAAGTTTTCTTCAACAAATGTTGTAGGTGTTCCTAGCATTCCAGAAACATAACCAGTTGATCTCAAGTGTGGACATGTTCCACGGGTTGTTCCCGCTGGAGCATACCATAGCTGTGCTTCTCTATCATTAAATGCTATAACTCTTAGAGCAGTTGCTGCTGACGTTGTTAGAATGTCTTTACCGTCAATATTTGAAGAAATACCATGACCGTACCAATAAGCAGTACCAACGTCAGTTACTCGGCCACTTGAGTCAGCCCAAATAGTAATGCTATCAAGACCTGATGGCGGCTTATCAAATGGTGTTTCACCAATTACAAATACCTCGTCCAACATGTCATCGGATAGTCTAACAAGCTCATCTGTTACTTCAGGATAACCCGGACAAGCTAGTAAATTATAATTAAATCCATCAACATTACGTAGACCTAGATCAGGATCATTAACTGCTGCTTGTAATCGTTCAACAATTTCAGTTTTTCTTTGTTCGTTATTGTTACCTAGAGAAGTGTAATCTCTAAATTCAACTGTTAACTCATATTCATTTGCAGCAGTCGTTAGAATTGAGCATATTTCTTCAGATGTATATTGAGTGCTATCATCGATTGCATTATAAAGACCATTGTATACACCTGTTGATGCAACGTCATAGCCATTACTGTATGTTGGTAGAGGTGAACCACCCGTTCCTGATACTGGATCAGCAAATCCAACAAATAGATTTAGGTTACTAAACAGACCTTGTGCGCCTGAAACATCTTCTTGAATAACAATTGAAGATGTTACTCCTTCAAAATCTGAAGTTACACGCAGTCTACCAGCAACAAAATCAATTGAAGCACCACTCAAATTACTATTAACTTCATCAATCAATTCACCAAATGTTTGAATGTCTTGACCGTCAAGATTTACAACTGTTGGTGTGCCTTCGATTTCAATTGTAACTGCATATTCAGTTGTATCATTGTTTAAACCTGTTACGTCATCTCGTGTTAAGAATCCACCAGATGTATCAAAGATAACTTCTTGAAAACCTGCACTGGCTTGTGTATGATCGATGATGAAGTTTTCTTTAAACAGATTATTGTTACCAGTTCTTCCTTTTGAAGAAAAAGAGTAAGAGTCAAATAAATCTTGTAACGCTTCTTCTAAAAGAATTTTTACGTCAGCACCGCTGACCTCATCAACAAGACTAGGACCAACGTTGCCCTGTTCTTGGTTAAATTCATCAAGATAGTCCTCGAACAACTCTTCAAAATAATCACAAGACTCTTCTATTTTTTTAGAAAATAGTGTACGAAGATCTTCTATGTTATCATTGAGGTTAACGTTGGCTCGAACAACATATGCTCTATTACCAATTTCGAGAAACTTGTTTAATGCATCTAAACCATATTCGTTTCTGGCATCACCGTGGAATGGTTCACCATCAGCACTTTCTAGATAACGTGGTATACCATATAGTTCCAAACTTTCACTAATGGAAGTGACTTCACGATAGATTCCGTATTCATACGTACCTAATGCTGGTGTTTCACCATCAGGCTGTGTTTTTTCATCTTCAGTAGCGATAAAAATTACTGGAAGCGATGTAACTCGTCCCGGAATAAAAAAGCTTTCATCTATGATTGTTACGCTTACACCCGGACTAATCAAATTACCCATATTAATCTCCTAACTTTTTCTTGTTTTCTTATATCTTTATTTATTATGGGTGTAAGGAATTTTATGAAAAATTATTCAGAAGGAGGGTTTAAATCACTTACATCAAAGATGTTTTCATATTCATCCGTTCCATCAACACTTCTAGATGCTGCGTTTTCAGCAATTTCTTTAAAACTTTTTGATTGTTCAATATTTTGAATTCTGACCTTGACTTTTTGAATAATATCTTCCCTAACATTATATGGCGCACTCATCCATGCATGTACCTGAAAGTTCATGGTCGTGGCTAATATTCTTTTTTCAGTACCCGCTGGATAATTTTCTTCCATCATAATATCATTTAAACGAACATAAGTTAATGCTGTCCAATCATCAGCATCGTCTGAAGTGTTTATTTCAAGCTCTGGTCTGAATAATAAAAATATTTGTTCTAAAATTTCATATTTTTGTTCAACGCTTGATGTTAAAACGGTCAATTCTATCATGAAACGGTAGGGAATAGGCATTAATTTCTTAACTGTTTTAATGTCATCAGGAAATACGTCTCCACGCTGTAATGTAGTATGTGTATGAGTGGTTCCTTGACCCTTCATTCTATCCATTGCCATTTCTACTCCCACAATGTTAGCAGATAGCATAGGAAGTTTAACAGGCATATTTGGCGTATTCCCTGCGAGTATATGAGCAACTACCCTATCTTTTGAACCGTGAACCACGGGAACTTTCATTAATTCACTTTCAGAGTTATTATCATTTTCTCCGACTCTTACTTGAAGCCCCGAAAAAATCGCCATAAATTGAACCAAGTATTTTCTTATTTGGTCTTGAAAATAATAATCGTTAAGTGAAGAATTCTCAGATGTCATAATTTTTTATTCTTTCCTTGTTAATATTTAAGATCCCATTGATGGTGTTGGTGTTGGTGTTATACCCATTGACGGTGTTGGTGTTGGTGATACACTTGAACTTGGTGTGGGCGTTGGTGTTGGTGTAGGTGTTGTGCTTACATTTGGTGATGACGATACTGATGGAGTTGGTGTAGGTGATACCGTTGTTACATTAGTTGCACAATCACCAGTTTGCGAGACTGATACTGTCAAAGTATAAACTATTTTTAAAACCCTATTTGCCTTTTTAAGAATTGGGGAAAATGTTAAATGGGTTAAAAGACGTTCTCTTTCATTTTCTGGATTTGCAGCATCATTAGCAACACCTACATCGGTTCCAGAGTTTTCGGTCAAATCTGCTTTTAAACAACTTTCTCCACCAACCATATAGATAAAGTCATTTGCATTTGTATCACAATTTAATTGCAATGTAGTTCCTGAACCAGTGCTCAAAGTTTCAAATACTAATATACCAAACGTTTCTTCACCTGCAATTGAGGGATAAACTGCTCCTACCGTTCTATCAGTAATGCTAGTCTTAATTAATGTTGATGTATCATCACCAGAAGTAACCCAACTTCCATCATTCAAGCCTTCACACAAATCTCCGTATGTGACTTCACCCGTTGGACCGGAGCCTGTTGCTGGAATACTAATTTCACTACTTTTAGATATCCCATCAACCAGATAGTTGAACGTTAATACATTACTAACCATATTGGTAGGAATGAAGTCTTCAGAAGTTTTGGTTCCAACATCAACTGTAGAAGATGCGGGTTGTGGGGATGCTGGTTTTCCAGTTGTATAAAAACCCAACTCATCAAATTCAAAAGATTTTTCTTCTTCAACTATTTCACTATCGACAGTAGTTTCTGACAGTTGACTCGTTGGCTCATTTTGATTGATGAACATTGTTGCGATAATATTTGATTTGCGTCCGACTTCCATGGAAATGACTCCCGCACCCTGTGGGTCATCGCTGGGGACTGCACCGCCACCAATCCTGTTTGAATTGGGGCCAGATGAACCCGGATCAGTTCCCAATAGGCTGTTTTGTTCATCTATAATTTCAGAATAAGTTTCGTTGTACAGTCTCGATTCCCAACCATCTCCGCGAGTGCCATCGTTCGGTGGATTTAAAACAGTCGTTTCTCCAGCATCTGTAAAACTACCACCATTCCCAAAAGCTATTCTATGTATAAAACCATTGTCTTCTCTGGATAAGCTTCTAGCAATTGCTCTAGCCATATTTTGAGAATGAATAGCATTGGAATCGTCTAATAATACTTTTCCATTCGTTAATTCTTTCGTATCAGGATTTATATCATGCTCACTAATGACTACACGAGTAGAATAATTGACAGTAAAGTTTTCTTTCATCGTATTTCTTTTTCTTATTTTCGTGATATTTATATTAATTAGCTTGATATGCTTTCTATTTTCATTTACAATGGTTACTATTAAATATTATCATAACCTTGGAGTTTAATTTATGAAAGATGATTGTCCATTTCAACAAGATTATTATTTGGTGGGAAGAGAGTGCTATGATTGCAATGATATTCAAGTTCCTTTGGAAAAATGTCTAAAAAAGTATGATTGTGAATATAAAAGAGTTGGCAGAAAACTTGTCAATGAAGGAACATGGATTAAGAATGAAAGAACAGGTAAAAAATGTCTTACCATGATTGGTGATATGATGAAATATGATTTATCTGATACCGATCAATTTCCAATTCTGACGACTAAGAAAATGAATATTAAACCTGTTATTGGAGAACTTTTGGGATTTATTAGAGGATATGATAACGCGGCTGATTTTAGATCACTTAATTGCAAAATTTGGGATGCTAATGCTAACGAAAATGAACAATGGTTGAATAACCCTAATAGAAAAGGTGAAGATGATCTTGGTCGAATATATGGTGTTCAAGCAAGGGATTGGAGAGCGCCAGAAGGTAATAGTATTGATCAACTTAAAAATTGTGTTGAAAAACTTAAAAACGGCGTCGATGATAGAAGATTAATCGTAACACATTTAAATCCTGCTGAAACGCATTTGATGGCGCTTTTCCCATGTCATCTTTTATATAATTTTTGTCTTAGCTCAAATGACAAACTAGATTTAGTTTTATATCAGCGTTCATGTGATTATCCAATTGGTATTCCTTTTAATATTGCTAGTTATGCATTATTATTGAAATTAGTAGCTAAAATAACTGGATTAAAAGCTGGTACTTTTACACATATGATGGGTAATATTCACATTTATGAAGATCAATATGAACTATTTTTAGAACAGCTTGAAAGGGATGTTAAACCCTCTCCAGTATTAAATATTCCTAATATATCTTCTTTAGAAGATTTAGAAACATGGGTCACTCCTGATGATTTTACTATTTCTAATTATGATCCTGATCCATTTATAAAATATCCATTTAGCGTTTAAAAAGAAAACATATAATGTAACGGGGCGAGTGCCCGGTTTCAATTTGCACGAAACGAAGTGATTGAGCCGTTGCTGGTCCATCTAAGAACGTGTCACCGCAATAGCCAGACCTGTGGGGAGAGGTCGGAGGGGGAAGTCATGGCGGTGCGTTCTTGTAAGGGTGAGCCGCTGGCAGATTAGCCTCCAAGCCCCATTTGTGGGCCATATAGCCCTTCAGCTTCTCGCGCGTTGCGTCATCCTCGCCAGAGAGGAATACAATTTCGCCTAGCGCACCGGAAAATCTGTCCTGAGAATCGTCCCAGTTGGTGCCAATTCTCATGCCGCTCACCAGCTCTTTCCCACCCTCACCGCCTGAAGCTACTTGAACGCCATCACGAAAGATCTTCGACAAAACGTTCGAAAAATATGCCGCCACGATGCTGTCGGTCGTGGGTTGCAGATCACCTTCGAGCCAGTTTCCCGCCCAAATACCTATCTCACCGTTTGTAGATCCGTTTCCGTTCAGAGCCATTATGCAGCGATCTGTGGAATCGTCGCCATCGAACAGATACTGCCGATCCTTACTCCCTGATCCATCCCCGTCGGTTCGCACCACAGCCACGACCGTAAACGGCTGCGTGATGTTCATGCTCGCGACATTCAGGCTCTTGGTGCCGTCAAAGACCATCGCCGTCTTGCCGCCAATCTCGTTGGCCGAGACGGCTGGGCGCTTGGCACTGGTGGTCTGATCCGCGTGCCACGAATTGCCGCTTTTGTTATCCCACTTCTCAAGGTTGCCTGACGCGTCCTCAGTAATACTGCTTGCATCGTCAGCATCCAGCCAGAGCGCGGTAGTAATATCGGCAGGCGTCCATGCATACTCAAACCCACCCGCCAACGTCACACTCTCACCACCCACGGCCACCACCACGTCAACCGGACCAGTTTTTAATTCAGACCAGTGAGTAAATCCACTAGGAATCGAATATGAAAAATCACTTGATGATGTTCGCAGCGTCAAGACTTGCCCTTCATCCCATGGCGTAAGAGCCAAAACTTTTTCTCCTGAGAGACCAGAAAACGTCGGATTAGTGCCTGTGCCTGGGTCTCCAGAGTCGTACCAAGTGCCATTTTTACCGTACCATAAGTCTCCAGCATCAGCGTCATAGGCAATCATCAATACATCACCCTGAGTCCAATCTTTGGAGCTGTCCTGATTTGTTCCTGAATTCCAAAGACCAGATTCCCAATGGCCATAACTGTCAGTCGTGTCACCCACCCACTCCGCAGTGTGATCGAATGTGGGATCAGCAACCCCGGCTACTGAAGTTCCTCCATTTTCTGTGGTATACTCAACTTCTGCATACCATTTTCCTGATGACTTAGGAGATGTTGATAACGCAGATTCACTCAATGTATCTCCCCCACTATCATTAGAAACAATCAATTTTGTTGCGTCAAGATTCAAACTACTACCGATTTTTGTATCATCAATTGTAGCATCATTTCTGTTACTTTGAGGTGTGAGACCAGTAATTTCAGTATTAGATACTACTGTGATGCTGGTTACTGGATTATCATCAATTGTAATTGTATCGGTAGATGGATTAAAATTGTTGAAACCTAAACCTGTTAATGTAATATTAGTATTTCCATTAACAGTTCCAACACTAGGATTAACCGATTGCAGCGCAAGAGGTTTAGGTGGTAAAGCATTATAGTGGTCGCTTATTTCTGTAGCTGTTAGAGTTCTATTATAATAAACAAGCTCATCAAAATCTACTGATGTATCTATATAATTACCAAGACTCCATGGCCGATCACCGATGGTTAAGTTTCTATTAGCATCAATATCAATAGTCAAGCTTATACTATCAATCAAAGTTCCGTCAATGTAAGCTTCTGCTATTTCATTAATTTGATCAACTTGAATAACAATATGTTTATAAACATCAGCTTCAAATTCAGCAGATAAGTCTATAGTATTATTAGAGCCATTATATGCTGTCATGATATAATTGGCACCGAAACGCAAACTTCTAGAACCATCTCCAAATCCAAATGCCACCCCGTTGCCTAGAGAAGACATTTTTATTACTGCTTCTATAGCAATTCCTTCATTAGAAGGGCTAGTTAAATCTAATGTAGTGCTTCCACCACTATTGGCTTGTAATCTTAGTGCCCCATCATCAACCCAAGAAATTTCATCCAACATGTTTTGTGAAATGGATACATTATATGTTGATGTTGTATCTGAAACACTAGATGCAGGCGCTGTTTCATCAAACCTGAACCACGCGGTTGGTGAAGAATTAGTAACCTCACTTTCAAAGGTAATTGGGCTTGGTGTTGGTGTTGGTGTTGGCGTCGCAGTATTTGAAGGTGTGGGTGTGGGTGTGGATGTGGGTGTGGCACTCAAGCTTACTGATGGTGTTGGTGTTACACTACTTGTCGGTGTTGGTGTAGGTGATATTTCGATTGATGAACCGATTTGCCAGTATTCTTTTCCATCTATAACTATACTAGTTTCATCTGACTGTGTATACTCTATTGGAAATACTCTAAATTCATGTGTTGGTACGGTATCATCATATGTATATTCTGAATCCCAATCAGTTATTTTTAATTCTTCTGCAATTCGATCAATTCTACATGCAAATGCATTTACAGTATCACTACTTCCTGCAAATGCTAATCCCACAACCTTCTTAGTTCCTCCAAAATCTGCCAAGACAATAGAACCAGAATCACCGCCATCAATTGCTCCAGCACTACCGTCTTCATGTTGATAATGTATTACATCTCCAAAAGTAAGCGTTAGACCGCCAGAAAATGAAACATTAATTGTTACACCAATACCTACGGTTTCTAATGCACATCCTGCATCATTACTCCAACCCTTTGGGCCTGTTGTTCGTCCAGTAGAATATAGTTTGGGTTTTGGATCATCTAATAAACTATCAATTTCAGCAGTTGATGCAAATGGTAGATAATCAGTTTCTTCTG